TAAGTTATTCCTTGGTTTTTTGTCTGTAATGCTTGGTAGCGTATTTCACTCTGTCAGGGTATTCTAATGCATACCCTGTGCCTGCTTTGAGATGATCTCTGTCTATGCACCATTTATGGCTGTGTTCTAATTTGTCCCAGTGTTCATCAAGAAGTGTGCAGATGGTGTCATATTCTCCATCAGAGAGGATTGGGTCGTCCTCTTTGTAATACGCATACGATGACATCAAATAAAATGGTATAAGCATATTGTGGTTCTCTTCATATATCATTCTGAGGCCCTGTGTATTCTTCTGTCTCTTAGTAATTCTATACCAGCGAGTTGTTCTATCTCTGTTCTATTCCTCCATCCCTGTACCTCATCGGCTGTGCGTTGACACCCCAAGCAGTATCCCTCATCATCATATGTACACACCTTAATACATGGTGAATATTTTGCTTTTGCCATTAAAACACTCCTAGTACAAAGTTCTCAGCGCAGTCTTCCGCATACCGCTCTGACTTGTTAGGTAGATATCTTATTTCGTCTTTGATCCATTCAGCAGTCAGGGTCAAATCCCTTTTAGTAAACATCTTGACATAATATGATTGGCCATCATGATGTACAGTTGCTGTGCGTTTTCCATCTTCACTATAGAACCAGTGCAATTCTTCATCTTGCATCAGTCAATCTCCTTCAATACGTCATTACCCAATCTTCAGCGCAGTCTTCTGCATACCGCTCTGACTTATTTGGTAATGGGCGGATTTCTTTAGTATGATGAACATCATGGACTCCGCCCTTTCCACTCTTTTCTACCTCTGTCATCTTGACTTGGTATTCTTTCGCATATTTATTGTAGTATACAAATGCTTCTCTGTGGCCACTATCTGAACAGAACCAGTGCAGTTCTTCATTCATTATATAATCCTCATTTTATTGCGATTGCACCTAGAAAAAGAAAGTTCTGCCAAAACACTTCGACACTTTTAAAACCAGACGTAGTGAGCATGTCCTCTATTTCTTTCCATGTGTTAGGCTTTAGCATATGTCGCAAGGTTTGTTCCTTGTCCATGATATCTTGAGTGTCGAATTTTTGTCTCTTGAAATCATAATAGTTAAAGGTGAGCATGTCCTGTAGAAATGCGTTTTCTGTATATATTTTCTCTGCGAAAATAAATGCACCACCATCATTCAAGCCATCATATATCCTTCCAATAACTGTCTCACGGTCTTTCTTGGGCATAAATTGTAGTGTAAAAATTGATGTTACCAACGAGCAGTTGCCGAATTCATAATCTCTTACATCACCTCTGATAAAATCTACATTGGTAACTCCTCGTTCTTGTAAAGATTTTTGTCTTGCATCTAAATTATCAAAGAAACCCTCTGCAACCTCCACACCAATATAATTTGCACTTTTACAGTGATCCTCATTATGCATCAACATTTTCTCTGTTGTCTTACCTGTAGAGCAACCAAGGTCTACCACATTAGTATCATCCTCTACAAAATATCGAGAAAAATTGATTACATCTCCCAGAAGGTTACTATAACCACGAATGCTCCAATCAATATGTTCATCAAACCCTTCCTCTCTATGTGCAAATGTAAAATCAGCCATTATGAAACTCTCCTTAATTCTTCCGGTGTCCACTTTCCAAACTTTTTAGCAACAGGTAGTGGAATTTCTAAAAACAAATCGTCTTCCCATTTTCCATTTAACTGTACCTTCTTCATTTTCTTCGTATGCATAAATTTCTTTTGCATTTCATCTGTGCTTACAAGCATCTTATCACGCTGCATGTTGAATGTGCAGCCAATATAGGGTAAACCTGTTGGTTCCCAATATGGTATCTTTCTGCACAATACATGGCACCATCTATAATTATCGGGCCAATCAGGATTCCATTTTGTATAATAATCAACTTCTATTAATCCCAATAATACATTCTTCCGATATAACCCAAGATCAACTTTCCTATCACCAAGTGGGTCATCCCTTAATTCATCTGCTGGTCCTGTTAGTTTAAAATATTCTCGAACATATTCGCACCAATCTCTATCTGTGAGAAAAATCTCTCGTACAGCATCTCTATCTTTCTCATCATTAAAACCGTCTGGACCATTATGTTGTCTCAACTGTTCACTCAACGGATTCATTATATTTCTCCAATACCTTTTCATAAACAGATGATGCAATCCTCTTCATCATAAGAGGTGGCACCATTCTTCCACATCGTTCTGCCTTCTGATTCCATTTACCTGTTAATATAAAATCATCAGGTAAGCTCATTATACGCTTTAATTCACCTAATGTCAACTTCCTTGGTTCAATCCAGTGAAATGCGCCCGCAGTTGTATCCGCACTACCCATTGCTGTAATAGTTGGGCTTGGTGCATACTGCGACAATCTTTTAAGATTGAAGTGATGACCTTTTGGATGATAATCACCACCTGTCAAAACTTTATCAGGGTCAATAGGCATCTTACTGCCAGTCTGTTTCCAATATGCTGTGTTAGTAAATTTCTCTGTTAGATACCTCACTTCTTCATTATCATACTCTAGGTTAATCATAGCATCCTTAACAGGAATAACTTTTCTATCTGGCTCAGGAAATATCTGTGAGACATTCATAAAATTATATCCTATCTTTGCAGCAACATCTTCTCTTACACCGATAAAGATTACACGGGTTCTTGTTTGAGATACACCATAGTATCGACTATCCAATACCTGAGCGCAAACCTCATACCCAATGGTTTCAAACTTGTTAAGTATCTTGTTGAAATATTCTTTTGCCTCTCCAATCGTAAGACCCTTGACATTCTCTGCAATAATAACCTTTGGCTTAATCTCTTCAGCCACTCGTAGAAACTCAAAAAACAAGTCTTCGATATTTGCGACTATTTTACCATCAGAATAATTTTTAGTCTGCCCCCAGCCATCAGAATGTTTGCCGGGAACTTTCTCTATAGTCACATTACCCCACAAATCCACATGTTCCTCCTCATGTACATTATGTGACAATTTACCGGCCACAGAGAACGCTGAGCAGGGCGGAGAGCCATCCAAGATATCAATCTCACCCTCACTCACACCAGCTGCATTAAGAAAGTCCTTGCCGGATAGTTCTTTGATATCGCCGGGTAATATTACTGTATCAGGGTAGTTTTCTGCATAGGTTTTTTGTGCTTCCTCTACAAACTCATTGATAACAAGAACTTTACCGCCAGCAAGTCTGTATCCAGTGGATGAACCACCACCACCAGCGAAAGTTGATATGACTTTAAATTTATTCTGTGCAGATGCGTCATATACATCCTGTAAATTATATGGGTAATACACCATTGTTCCAATCCCTACTCACATCCATCATTCTTTTTCTATTCTTAAAGTTAATCTCTGGGTTATTTAGCAGTGTCTCAAATATCTTATCTACACCAGCACCCAAATGTAAATTTTGATGAGGTTTTATTATACCAAACTTTTTAAATTCTGTAAAGTCCCTTCTAATAAAATATTTTTGTTTGGGTTTGTTCAACTCTTCGTAACTTTTACTCATCAAAAGTTCTTTTACATCTGCATCTAGGTAAGGTGTTACATGAATTTTATTATGTTTAGTGGCTAGATTGGTATGTTCTTTTAGACCAGCACAATCACCATCCAAATATGCCAGCCTAAATTCATTCCAGTTTAATCTTTTCTGGTTGTGTTCTTTACAATATTTTACATAGTTTCTTTTCTTTTTGTAACTGGAATATCGCATCATTGCTTTCTTACTGGGCCCAAAGTAACCATCTGCACCCCAGCCTGTCAGCACATACTCTTCCTCTATCTCTGGGTAAACATATAGAAATGGAAAGACACACTCAAAATGAGTTTTCTTTCTACATTTCAACTTAACAAGTCTATGCCAATCTTGTATAAGATTGTCTGTAGGAACAACTATGGGAGTGAGGTTCCAGTTTCTTTTATATGCAACCTCTGCTGCCTTTACAAAATCATATGACACACCACCACCAGTTTTTTCTACCAATTTATCTTTTTCTTTTACATTATATTTAAAGGGTGTTAAGTAAAAGCTATAGGCATGAACTTCTTTACCAGCACTTTCAGCTGCAAGACCTACACTGACAGAATCAACACCGCCAGACAGTAAGACGGCAACCTCACTGTCTGGCACGTTGTTTCTAATATGGTCTACTAGAAGTTTTTTAATCAATGTAACCTTCTGCCTTACACTCACTCGTAGTCAATGGGAGGTGTTGTATCATGATGTTGTAATCAGAAGAAATAAGATGTTCCAAATCTTCTTCAAAGGTTGCCTTATAACCCTTGTATATTTTACCACTCCTCTGATCCATTGTCTTAAAGTGTACTAATACCAACCCATTCTTTTTATATTTCTTCCTTCTAATTTCTTCCATGACCTTACCCATCTTAAAGATATCAGCTGAAATTTTATACACCCAATCATAATGATGTTCTTCATTAGTGTTAGTATATTCTGCAACTTTAGAATCATATTTCTTTTTTAACTCAGGATTTGTTCTCAAACCTTCCTCACTAAAGTCTATAAGATTATCAGACTCTTGCAAAACGAGCTCGTTTTCGTATCTTTGCCATGCAATAGTAATTGCCCTATTAACTTTCTTTGTTGACATGCCATTGTTATCTTTCAATTCATTGGAAATCAACACATGGTCATAATCTGGAAGTTTAGACTTACCATCATCAGAAGTTTTTTCTAGACCCTTTTCTTTTGCAAATTTACTCATCCATGTAGCAGCAGACTCAGGACTCATC